TCAGCACAGCACGACGATATCGCCATCGGCTACCCGCTCAGACAGAGCGGTCAGCTTGCCGATGCCCTCCCGCAGGAACCGGCCGAGCTGCTCGATGCATTCGCGCTGGTCCTCGGTGAGACTGAACTCGGAATCCATAGCTTCCATCAGATCGAGGCAGCACTGGTTGAGAAACCCCACCTCAAGCAGCTCCGCCCGCAGCCTTCGTCTAAGCACCTCATCCATACCAACATCCCTATCTACTCCGCACATCAGCTGGGGACCGTAGCAAAAAGGCGACGTTGGTCACAATTATCAAAACGCTTAGGACTGGGGGAGCGGATAGCGTTCTTTGATCGCTTTGACAGCTTCGACCCAGGCCGACAGGTCCGGCTCTGTACCGGTAGCGATGGCGTCATACTCGGCCTCCAAGCGCAGCGGGTCAGCCTCGTCCCGGTATGCCTGCCGGCGCAGCTCCTGGACCTCGGCCAGCGCGTCGCCAGGGTGGAACGTAAGATCGTCCAGGCTCACCCCGGCAGTTTCAGCGATGGCCACCAGCGGGCCGTCCCACTCAGTGAAGAACGCCCCTTTGTAGAGAACCCGCTTCATCATGCGCTTGCTCCGTTGATGGTCAGGATGGGGGCAACGTGGATGCCTGGATCGACCAATCCGCCGAACCAGGCTGGACACGCAAACGCGATCTGAGCCCCGGCGGATGCGTAGATGTACGGACACGCGTTGTCATAGCCGTTGTAGGACTGCATCGAGAATCGTAGATGCACCCATTGGTTCGCAGGCAGCACCACGCCAGGAGCAGCGACAGCGCCATTGATCCAGAGCTTGTGTGTCGTATAGGGCGCCGACGAGATATGAGCCGAGCCGCTTTCGACACGCAGCCACATGACCACCGTCGCCCACGCGCCCGCGTTGAAAACGGTTTTGCTGCCGTTGGAGCAGCACAGATACCGCGTAACCCCATCCGCGCCGGCCGAGCCTGTAGTTGTCTGCGATCCCGCAGTCAGAACGGCGATGAAGAACTCGACCCCGTATCGGGACACTGACGTCCATGTCCGGCCCATTGCCGCGAGCAGCGCCTGCACCCGCGCATTGAGCGCCGGCCCGGCCCCGCCGTTCGTGCTGTTGTCGAAGGCGAACTTGCCCCCATCTGCAACGGTGGCGCCGTTCCAGCCGTTGAGAAATGAGCTTGGAGTCCATGACGTTGTGAACATCGTAGCCAGAGGGTTGGCTGCGGTTCCCGCGAAGCGGCCCATGTCGGGCATCAGGTTCATGAACGGCAGAACGTTGAGCGCCGATTTCGCGGCCGATCCCAGCTCCGTCCACGCGCCGCTTTCGCGGGCATACGCTTTTCCGTCGCTCGGCGCGTCCGACATACCGCCCACCAGCTCGACCCACGCCGTGCCGGAATACTCATACGTCTTGACCTGGCCGCTCGGCGTCGTCTCGTTCGCAACCTGAACACGCCAGCCCAACCTGGGTGGCATGTACTCCCAAATAGCCGTGGTCGCACCCGTTGCCCACCAGCGCGCTAGGCGGTTCTGATTGGAGCCGGAGCCAGTGAAAATGTACGTGTCCCCCTCGACCTGGCCGGTTGTGGGCAGTGTGGCGACGCGCCCCTTGACGACCGGTTGGCGCAGGAAGTCATCCCAGCGCAACATGCGGATCAGTTCGCTGTAATGCCCCTCACCGGGGGCGCCGTTGATCAGTAGGCCGGTATTCGGCCCCATATAGAGAGTCATTGTGCTACTCCTCCTAATTCCTCGCCCAGGTGGAAGCCCAGGCCGTGGCGTTCAATCGTGATGTCGTGCTGCTGCCAGGATTGGATGCCATCGCGGACGCTGCGCAGAACCAGGCGCACGTCCTGGAGCGGACCATCGGCCATGTCCTCGGCCAGCGGATAGGACCAACTGCTGGATGTGAGGCCGGCATAGGTGCGCTTCAGCGTCGTGCCGCTGTAGACCTGGAGCGTCACCGTCGATCCAGCTTCCGGGCCGATGTTGCCGACCGTGGTATCGATCAACTGGTCGGCTTGGCCGATACGGTCGCGCTTCGCCCAGCTCACCGACAGCACCCCGTAGACCTTCGCCGGGTACGCGCTACCGTTGATGCGGAATTGGCCGGGCGGATACGGCTTACCCTGGCGCCCCGTCAGCGTGAGGCTGTCAGTGGCGGCCAGCGCCGGGGCCAGTTGGCCCTCGCTGGTGTTCGTCAGCAGCCGGGCCTGGAGCGTCACGCCCTGGCTGTAGACCGTCTCGTCCACCGCTTCGAACGTGTCGTAGAACCAGACCCGAGCCCCGGCCAGATGCTTGGCGGGTACGGTATCGGCGCAGCCGCGCGCCAGGGTGACCGTGCCGCTGGCGTAGTTGACCGCATCGACCCGGACTATCTCGTCGTCCACGACTGCGGCCTGGCCGACAGTGACGTCCTCCAGCCGGCTGGCGTTGGTCAGCGTGACCACGCTCGGGCCGGCCGCCAGCGGCAGCTCGGCGGCGAGTAGGCCGGTCGGGCACCAGTCTCCGGTTCCGCGATCCACGAACGCGCCAGAACTGCCGACGCGGTCGGTCAGTGTGTAGCTCTGCGACAGGCTGGTCGGCGCCTCGGCCAGCGCGGCCAAGTAGGACGCGCTCACGTCCAGGAGCTGGAGATTTGCCGGATCGATCACGCCGGCCAGTTCGCGATAGGGTGCCTCGATCAGGCGGCGCACAGTGATCGCCCGAGGCGTCCGGTCGGGCGGAATCCAGCCCGGTGGTGGCGGCGCCACGCCGGTTGTCGCCGGCAGATTGAACTGATCCTGGACGACGGTCAGGGTGATCTTGCCGTCGCCGAGGAAGTTGTCCTCGATCCGGCCGACCCGAACGACGGTTTCAGGGATGCCGCGCCGGGTCGAACGGATGCGAAACGGCTGGCCTGGGTTCAGGCTACGGGCGCGGCGGTCGAATACGCCTTTATAGCGCTTCAGGCCGGTTGTCTTCAGACGCATTTCCCGCTCACCGACTCGCCCGGCCAGTTCGCCAGTCGGCACGCCCAGGAACTCGACTTCCTCGGATGACCGCCGCCCCTGCGACGCGGCGACCGCGTTGTTGTTGACGATGACTTGGCGCTGTGCACCGTCGGTCTGGTCGATGTACTTGACGATAAGCTGGCTCGGCGCGAGCGAGGTCGAGCCGGTCTTCTCCTGGGTGATCTCCAGGAGGCCGCTGTCTTCGTCGAACAGCGGCAGGTCAGCAACGTTGTAGTCGTCACGCAGGAGCCGGATGCTGATCTGCCCAGTCTGGCGGTTCGGGTAGACCTCGGCTCCGATATGCGATTTCACCGTCTCGCAGAAGTTGGCGAACGTGTCGGACCTGGTCCATTCAAAGCACAGCCCGAAACTCTCGGCATACAGCTTGTCGGCAGCGGCCCGCCAGCTCGCCTCGTCCATCCGCGTGCGAGCCAGTCCCCGGAAGTCCCGGCCGGTGTAGACGAGATAAAGGATGTGTGCCGGGTTCATCGCCTTGATCTGACCGTCCGCGAGCCAGATAAATTGCTTTTCGGGATACCAGGGGTTGCCGTCCCACAGACGGTTCCCGCCTCGACGCAGAATTTCCCAGGTCTTCGGGTAGGGGTTCATGGCGGTGACCAGGCCGGAATAGAACCCAGTGGTTACGCCACGGAACGCCGGCACCAGGCCGCCGAGCATGGACGCCAAGCGCGGAAGGACGCCCTGGTCCTCTTCGCCAAACAGAACATCGAGCGTTCCGTCGAGGCCGCCTTCGCCCTTCTTCCCGCCGAACAGGTCCGGCGCATTGATGCGAACCTGGCCGTTACTGGTGATCGAACCCTTCCATGCGGTCTTTCCGCTCGCGCGGATTGCGCAGACCTCGTCGATCTTCTTGCCCAGGGCGAAATGGATGTCAAAAAAGTATTCGAACCCGACCGTCTGTGCCTTCGGTTTAGCGCCCATCCGCGATCTCCTGGCGTGCATGTTCAACCAATTTGAGCGCGAGCGCGTCGCCGGTCGCGACCAGCACGTCGGCCTCAATGCCGTCCCGTAGGAAAGCCATCCAGTCCAGGCCATGGCGCTTGAAGAACTCCCTCGCCTGGCGATGGCAGTAGCCCTGCCGAGTGGTCCAGGTCGGCACGGTATGCAGGTGCTGAGCCGTAACGATCATTTCTTGCTCCCTTTGGTCTTGATCGCCTTTGTTCTGTAGTTGCCCACGGTCAGCACCATCCAGCTCTTCGACCAGCACTGACCGAAGACGGCGACCTGTTCGTCGCCCTCGTCGCAGCGCGGGAAATCGATGTCTTCAAAGGCGGTCGGCTTGGGCTTCTGCGGTTTCGGCGCCAGGACGCTGGAGAGGATGTACGACGCCGCCAGGATGACGAGATTGATTGTGATCGGGTCCATGGCCTACCTCACCAGACCTGGTCGCCATCGAACGGCGACTTGCCTTGCATCGCGTTAAACCCCCTGAAGTTTGGGAGGTTGCTGAATTTGTCGTCGCAGGTCTGCGCGAGCCCGTCGCAACCTGGATAGACCCGCAGTTGGCCACCTGCCGGAATGCCCTCGGTGCCGCCCAGGATGTAAAGATCGGGTCCGGCGTGCCGCTCGATGTAGCGGCTATCGTAGTTGTCGCCGTCCACCTGCCACTCGACGTAGCCCCCGGTAAACCAGCCATCGGCATAGCCGGCGACCACGCCGCTGGAGATCACCCAGCCGCTGATGCTCTGCGGCGTCAGCGTCACGCGATACGGAACGAGGTTGACCTTGCAGCGATGGTCGCCAACGACTGCCGTGCAGGTGCGGCAGTAGGTGTCGATCAAGCCGGGCTGGTCCATCAGTTCGTCTTCGGACACGCACGTTATGCGGCAACTATCCACGGTCGGCCAGTCCACATCGCCAATCTGGCCTACCCAAGAAACCGCTGCCTCGGCGTCGCCGTAGTGCATGTCGTAGACGACCAGGTCGATGGCACCGCTCGGCGACCGCGTCTTGTACAGCAGCGCGACATCGAGGTCGGCCGGCGCGGTGATGACGAACTGGTCGGACTGCGGATCGCCGGAACAGATAATTCCGTTGTCGGTGATGCCGCCCGGCACGGTGCGGAAAACCTGGTTCTGGTAGGTGATGTCCCGGTCGCTGCTGTTGTAGCTCCAGCGGATCGCGCCACGGCTGAACTGGTACAGCCGCACCGGCTGCCCATCCACAAGCGAGCTTTCGCGGCTGTTAAAACTCATCGTCACGAACCCCTTTGAACGTCAGGGCGGCAGTTGCGACGCCCTCGCTATCGGTGACGTGCTCGATCTCGACCACGTCGGTGGCGGCGCTACAGAGCGCCATGAAACAGATGCGCGCTACATCGGTCGGCTCGACCAGGCGGCCCAGGGCGGCGTCGATGGCCAAGCGCTCGGTGTCGGCGTCCAGCTCGGTGCTGGTGAGAATGCGGCGGTGATAGACGGTGCCGTCGTACAGCTCGATGCGGATATCGCGACGACCCGGTCGCCCATTGGCGAAACGGGCATAGCCGATATTGCGCACGTCCAGCGCGGTGGACAGCTGCGAGACGGTGGCGACCAGGGTCAGGTCGTCGGCGTGGGTCGGCACCCACAGCGGCATCTGCTGGCCGCGTAGCGCATAGACCAGGCTGCGGAACGCCGACCGTTCGGCTCGGCCCATGCCGACCCACCGATGGCCGATGACGGGCAGCGCCATGCCGGCGACGTCGGTCACGCGGGGAATGGCGCTGCCGTTATCCAGGGTGGACAGCAGGCGCTGATAGCTCGACGTCAGGTCTTCGCTTTCGTCCGGGCGCTGTTCCAGGACTGGCCGACCCCGGTAGGTCGTCGCCGGCATGAGTTCCGGCCAGGCGCTGGGCTCCATCACTAGGAACGACACCCGCGCAGACTGCGCGGTATCGGTCAGCCGGGTCAGCGTGGGCTGTTCGGTCAGCTGCGCGGTGCGTACCGGGTACAGTCGCGAGCCAGTTCCCCAGGCGGCCTGGACGGGCCGAACCAGGTCCAGGCCGCTGGCGGTCACCGTCTTGACCTCGACGACCTCATAAGTAAAAGCGTCCTCGCCGCGCAGCATCGCCAGGCCGCCGTCGCGGAAGTCGAGGCCGGCCGTGCCGCACGGAATGTTCAGCGAGCCGGCCGCCAGCGGTTCCTGGAGCAGTTGGACATCAGGCCAAATCGGCAGCGCCCAAATGCGTGCGCCCCAGCCGAACAGCGTCATGTCCAGCAGCTGCCGCTCGCGGTCCACCGCGTACATGTTCGCTTCGAACTCCCGGCGCGGCGCCAGGCGCATGGCTCGGCGCTGGGTCACGGCTGATTCGCTTTGCAGGATATTTGTCGAGGCGCTCAGGCGCTCGACGATGCTGTCGCCCCAGTCCGGCGCGAACGTCCAAGCGATGATGCGATTGCCGGTGATGACCAGGACCAGGTCCGGCTCGCCCTGGAGCTTCCAGATGATCCGCGCATTGACGACGGGCGGGCCGTCCGTGCCAATGCTGACCGTCCAAGTGCGTTCTTCCAGGGCGGCAAAACCCAGCGGCGGCGACGCCTGGCCGGATAGCGTGATGCCGTCTGCATCTTCCCGCTCGATGGCGGTCAGCGTGCGCGGACTGAAATATGCGTTCCAGACTGATGCCGGTCGTACTTGGGTGCTGACGACGTTGCCCAGCTCCATTGTGGTCGGAATCAGCCACAAGCGGTTGTAGTAGTTCTCTTCCAGGGCGCTTTGGTGGACAGCCTGGTACGACGAATGGATCACCTCGACCGGCTGATGCGCCGCGTAGACGCCGGCCCAGGTCGAGGCCGCGACCGCTGCCAGGCTGATGTCCTGGTTCAGCTCCAGGGCGTCGATATTCGGCGTGATGCCGGCAACGATCCCCTCCACCGGCTTCGGCACTTGGAACCCCGGAAAGGTCGCCATCACTCAACCACCCGAAAGCAGTAGCCGACCCAGGCGCTGGTGCTGCCGAAGTCAGTAGCGGTTCCGCGCTGGAGCAACGGATAGACGCGCCAAGTGTCGCTACCGACCACCAGCGGATCACCAGGCGCGAGGAAGGCCATGTTGCATATGCCAAAGTCCGGCACCTCGCCCACGTATCGCGAGCGCTGCTGAGCGCCGAACGCATAGATGGCGCA